CACGGCGTTACGCTTACTGCCGCTGACACAGTGGTGTTCTGGGGGCCTGTGATGTCTACAGAAACTTATATTCAATGTTGCGCTCGTTCCGACAGGAAAGGGCAGACAAGCGATAAGGTGACTGTTGTTCACATTCAAGGCAGTGACATTGAACGCAAGATGTTCAAGCGCCTAGCCGCGAGAGTGGAAGACAACAACCTGTTAGTAAAGCTGTACGAAGAAGAGCTTGACACGAAGTAAAAGTTTTGACACACTACGAAAAAACAAAGGAGAGTCTTATGTCAGAAACCGTTCCATTAGATAAGCTGGCGAAGGTGTATCGCAAGATACGCACTCGCATACAGGAGTTGACCACAGAGTACGAGACGCAAGTCGAAGGGCTCAAGGCTCAACAGCAAGAGATCAGTAACGCAATCAAAGACCACATGCTAGTTACAGGTGTTAAGACTGTGCGTACTGATGAGGGCACCATAATCCTGTCGCAAAAGACACGCTATTCCACGCACGACTGGGATGCGTTCAAGTCTTTTGTGCTTGAGCATCAGGTGCTCGACCTATTTGAGAAACGTATTGCTCAGACCAACATGAAGCAGTTTCTTGAAGAAAACCCCGGAGTTGTACCGCCGGGGCTCAACTCGGACAGTGAGTACGCTATCACTGTACGCAAACCAACTTCTAGGTAAAGGAGAAGTCCATGTCAGAAATGACCTTGTTTGAAACAGGCAACCTGCCTGCGTTTGCTAAGAACCGTGAACTGTCTGCTGTTGCTAAAGCCCTCGCTGGGGGCGGTGGCGCTGGTGGCGGTAAGCGCATTTCCATTAAGGGCGGTGTGTTCCGCTTGATTCATGACGGCAAGCAGATTGCCGCTATTGATGAGCGCTACCTAGATGTAGTGATTGTGCAAGCCGCTGAGAAGATCAGCCGCACGTTCTACGCTGGTGCTTGGGATCCTGAGAACCCTGCACCCCCTGACTGCTGGTCAGCCGATGGTGATAAGCCTGACGCTACAGCCGCTTCGCCACAGTCACCGACCTGTGCAACGTGCCCCCAGAACATCAAAGGTTCTGGTCAAGGCGAGTCTCGCGCCTGTCGCTTCAATCAGCGTCTGGCGGTTGTTCTTGCCAATGACATTGATGGCGATGTGCTTCAGCTTCAGTTACCAGCGACTTCGATCTTTGGTAAAGCTGAGGGAGACAATCACCCCTTGCAGTCTTATGCTCGGTTGTTGGCGGCGCAGTCCATCAGCCCCGAAATGGTTGTGACTCGTATGAAGTTCGACACACAGAAAGAGTCACCCAAGTTGTTCTTCAAGCCCGTGCGTTGGCTTACTGATGATGAGCACGGTACAGCAGTTGAGAAGGGTCAATCAGAAGATGCTAAGCGTGCCGTTACCATGACGGTGGCTCAGACGGACAAGGTTGAGAAAGTCGTGGCGCCTATGCTTGAGGGTAAACCCCCAGCCGCTAAGGCAAAGAAGCCTGCCAAAGCGAAGGAAGAGACTGAAGAAGTCGATGAGCCTGAGCTTCGGAAGGAAGAAGCCGCACCAGCACCCACAAAGAAAAGCGATTTAGCTTCAGTTGTGGCAGACTGGGACACCGACGACTAATCAATTAAGGGGGCGCCGCAAGGCGTACCCCTCCAACCTATGCCCTATTCTGAAAAAACAAAAGCTTTAATTAGTTATGCTCCAAAGACGTTAGGTACAGAGTTAGCCCGTTGGGCTATGGTAAGAGATATATCTGTACAGCGTATCGCCTTGGCAACTGGAGCAACCCGACAAACTGTCTACAACTGGTTTACTGGCTCAACCGAAGTCACCTCAGCGTACAAAGATCGCGTCACGACGATCATCGACATACTAAAAAAGGTAAGCCAAACCGACGACGCATGGAGAATACTATGTACGCAATTCAACCTACGCAATTGACCGACGAAGAACTGTTCAGAACGTGCTTGCAGATTCTGATAACTGATGAGTTGCCTAAAACGTATCAGGAAGAACTGCTCAAACGCTTCGAAAAGGCGCTTGATAAGTTAGCTGAACCCGCACAATAACAACTGGGAGTTGGTATGCAACCGCTTGATTTTCTAGCGGCGGTACTCCCGTCTTCAGGTTTTTTCTGTGCGGCTGAGTTCACCACCAAGAAAAAAGAACATGTCTTTGTTGAAAGCGTTGCTGAGCTTATTGGCATCGCCGACACATGGGCAGAAACAAAAGATGTCTACTTCGCCTTGGCTTCTTTTAAAGAGACTGGGTCACGAACAGCAGATAACGCCAAGCTACTTAAGTCGTTGTTTGTTGACGTTGATCTGGGCGACAAGAAGACTTACAAGTCACGCAAAGAGGCGGCTGATGCCTTTGAAGCGTTCATGTCTACGACTGGTATGCGTGACCTTGGGCAACCTATCGTTGTGTCTTCAGGCGGGGGTTATCACATTTATTGGCCTTTTACTGAAGAGGTCGAGGTATCTAAGTGGAAACCCTTAGCTGAGAACTTTAAGCGCCTGTGTAAGCAAGAAGGGCTTGAGATCGACTGGAACTGTACGGCTGACGCCGCTCGTGTTCTGCGTATCCCCGGCACAGTCAACCACAAGTTCGACCCATCCAAGCCGGTAAAGATTCTCGGTGAGGGCACGGGGGCGTTTGAGTTCTCTGCTATTGAAGCGTTCATTGCCAGCAAGCTGAAGGCGCCTGTACCCACCGCCCAAGTCATTAACCTACCCGGCGCACGCCCAACGTCAAAAGGCCAGCCAAACCTCACATTGATGTCGAACAGCGTGACCATATTTAAGAACATAGTTAAGCGCACTAAAGCAGGCACTGGTTGTGCACAACTTGCTCACTATATGGAGAACGCCGCTGATGATGGTATGGAGCCTTTGTGGCGTGCCATGCTGTCGCTCTCTAAGCCTTGTAGCGATGGTGAGAAAGCTTCGGAGTGGCTAAGTGGGTTGCATCCATACGATGCTGAGCGCATGCAGACAAAGCTCAATGAAATAAAAGGGCCCTATCCATGTGTCAGTATTGATAGTTTGAACCCCGGTGTATGTGAGAAGTGCCCACACTTTGGCAAAATCACCAACCCGCTGGCCTTAGGCAGGGAGACAAAGCTCGATACGAGCGAGAAAGAAATATCTCTCACACCCCCGCCACAGCCTACAGTAGTAGCGCCCCCACCGTCACCGACAATTAAACGCCCAGTACCGCCCAAAGGCTACGCATACGGCGCCAACGGCGGTGTGTATATGGAGAAGTCAGAGACTGACAGCCAAGGCAACAGCACGGTCAAGCAGGTGCCTCTGCTACCGTATGACCTGTTTGTTGTACACATCCTCTGCCAAGAAGGCGACCATGTTATTTATATGCTGGCGATGCGCCCGACTGGCCCACAAGAAGTAACTCTTGCACAGAGAGCCATCGCATCCAAAGACGAGACAATTAAGTGCCTAGCCCAGCAGAACGTCATGTCGATGTTTGGTTCGGGCAACGATAAAAACCTCTATGAGTATGTGCGTGCCGCAGTCGAGTATGCCTCAGCCAATCAACTGCCAGTGCAAGTGCCTACAAACTACGGCTGGCAACCCGATGACAGTTTCGTATTCAATGAGCATGTGTACTCAGCCAATATGAGCCCGAGGCACGTGCCGATGAGGGGTCTGGTCAATATCAACAAGGCGACTAAACCTCAAGGCAACCTCGACAACTGGCGCAATATCATCAAGCTGTTGGCGGCAAGAAAGATGCACGAGATTCTTGCCATGTCGTTAGTGGGCTTTGGCACACCGCTCATGCGCTTTACTGGCTACGAAGGCTTTAGCTGGCACCTTGGTTCAAGCGAGTCAGGCACAGGGAAAACCCTAACCTTAGAACTGGCGGCAAGTGTATGGGGGCACCCAACAAAGTTTAGGGTTAGCAAGTCAACCTCTGACGTTGCGATGCAACAACGCCTTGGGCTTCTTCACAGCCTGCCGCTTATATCTGATGAGATCACCAGCAAGAACCGCAAAGACTTTGAGTGGGTGCCGGGGTTTATCTTCGATGTGTCTGAGGGTCTGGGTAAAGATCGAATGGAAGCAGGCGCTAACAAAGAGCGTGAGAACACAACTTACTGGTGCTCGATGGCGTTACTGTCTTCCAACACCCACGTGATTGACTACCTCACCGGCGCACGAAAACACTCCTCAGACGGTGAAGTAAGACGGGTGCTTGAGCTTACGATGAGTAAAGTCATTGAG